ACCTGTGTTCATTATTACTGAACAGAAGTGGAGCTTTGAACACGCAAAAATTATGGGTCTTCAGTGTGATGAGATTGTCGATACAGAGACAGGAGAATTAGATTGGGATGGTTTCTTTATCTTTAACAACAACTTTGATTACATTGAACAAATCACTGATTATATTAATCAATTGTTAGACGCACAAGAAAAGGGTGAATTGGATTACAGTTTATGTTTCTTGTGGGACTCTATTGGTTCTATTCCATCTAAAATGACTTATGAAGGTAAAGGGGGTAAACAACATAACGCAGCAACCTTATCTGATAAGATTGGTATGGGTATTAACCAAAGAATTTCAGGTTCTCGTAAATCTGATTCAAAATATGAAAATACTTTAGTTATTGTAAATCAACCTTGGGTTGAACTACCTGATAATCCTTTTGGGCAACCAAAAATTAAAGCTAAAGGTGGTGAATCTGTTTGGTTGAACTCTTCTTTAGTATTTTTATTTGGAAATCAAAAAGGTGCTGGTACAACTAAGATTACAGCGACTAAAGACAAGAGAACTGTTAAGTTTGCTTCTCGTACCAAGATTTCTGTAATGAAAAATCACATCAATGGTTTGGGTTACGAAGATGGTAAGATTATTGTAACACCTCACGGATTCTTGGCGGGAAAAGATACTACCGAAGAGAAAGCGTCTATTGAGCGTTACAAAAAAGAATACTCTGATTATTGGAAAGAAGTAATCGGAACAGACGGTGATTTCACTTTGAGTGAGGAAAAAGAGGACTAACCATAAACCCCAAATTTGTGAGAACATTATTAGTAGATGGAGATAACTTATTTAAAATCGGATTCCACGGAGTCAGAGAGTTTTATGTTGACGGAAATCACATTGGAGGGGTATTCCACTTCCTCAACACCTTACGTAAACAGTTGGAACAAAACGAATACGACAAGGTCATCGTTTTTTGGGACGGTAACAACAACTCAGTCAAAAGACGTGAACTATATCCTGATTACAAACTAAATCGGAAGAATAATATGACTGAGGAAAAACTTCAGTCATATTACTTCCAAAAGAACCGAGTAAAACAATACTTGGAAGAATGTTTCGTTAGACAAATCGATATTGATAATAACGAAGCTGATGACTTGGTTGCATACTATTGTATCATTTCTGATACGGAGACCAAAACAATTTTTTCATCTGATAGAGATTATATGCAACTTTTGAGTGAGAAGGTATCCATCTACTCACCCATTCAAAAATACCTTTATCAAAAAGGAGACAAAGTCCGTTTGGAAAAAGAATGGATACCCCACGAAAATATTTTTGTATCAAAAGTTATGTTAGGTGATAAGTCTGACAACATATTTGGTATCTACAGTTTGGGTGAAAAAACATTTATAAAATTGTTCCCCGAGGTGCTTGAAAAACCCGTTTCTGTTGACGATATTTTAACTAAGGCGAAACTGTTACAAGAACAAAACAAAGACAACAAAGTATTAAATAATATTTTAAATGGTGTTACAAAAAATGGAGAATTTGGTGAACATTTTTATAAGACCAACAAACAAATCGTTGACTTAAATAACCCAATTATTTCTGAAGATGCAATGGAAATGGTTAGGTTATTTTATGAAGAGTCTTTGGACCCTGAAGGTCGTACATCTAAAAACATAATTCAGATGATGAATGACGACGGATTTTTTAAGTATCTTCCAAAAGATGACGATTCATTTGTAAACTTTATCAAACCAATATTGAAACTAACAAGAAAAGAAAAAAGAAAACACAAACAAACCCTTAATTAATTTTTTATGAAAGAAGAACAAGTAGTTAAATTGGAGCTCCTCCTGACATTGAACGACAACATTGTCGTCCAAAGATTCTTTAATGTTCGTAATTATAACCCAAGTGCACATCGTTCAGTACAGACACTTGAGATGTTAAAATACGTTCAAGAAACCCTTCAATATGATTTGAAGATGAAAACAGTAACGTATATGATGGACAATCAAGATGCGATTGCTGAAGACCCTGAAATCCTAAATACGTCAAACACCGACGATGCGGAAAACTTTAACATTTTCTTAAAATTGGGTGACAATGTATTACTTCACAGAATTTTTGATGGAAAACTTTTCCCACCAAAAATCCGTTACACTGTCGATGTTAGACCTTTCCTGAAGGAATTTCTTCGTAACTTTACAGAATTATTTTCCGTTGAAAATTTAACATACAATTACGCGGGTTATGACCTAAGTAAGTAATATTTATCAATACTCTAAAGCTCTATATGAATAAGAATTTCGAATATCTAGGAAACACGTTTCAAATACAATTACTCAACCAAATTATCGTAGACAAAGAATTCGCACAGTCCATTGTGGATGTGATAGAGCCCACCTATTTTGATAACAATTACTTTAAACTTATCATTACGATGGTTAGAGAGTATTATGCCAAATACCAGTCTACACCATCTTTTGAAACTCTTGAACAAATCGCTAAGGCGGAAACTTCAGTAGAGATGGTATTAAAAATCCTCTTGGATACTTTGAAAAAAGTCCAAGAGGCACCATTTGAAGGTGCTGTGTTTGTACAAGAGAAGGCATTAAAATTCTGTAAACAACAAGAGTTACAGAAGGTTATGAATAAAGCCCAAAAGATTATCAACGAGGGGGACTTCGAATCGTATGATAAAGTTGAAGGTTTGGTTAGACAAGCTTTACAAGTGGGTGAAAGAGAGACTGGTGTCATTGAAATTTTCTCTGGTTTAGATGATGTCTTAAATGATGATTTTAGACACCCAATTCCTATTGGAATACCTGGTATTGACAGATTGTTAAAAGGAGGTTTGGCAAAAGGAGAAATTGGTGTTATCTTAGCACCTACAGGTGTTGGTAAGACAACTATTCTTACCAAAATTGCAAACAGTGCATTCAATATGGGATACAACGTACTTCAAATATTCTTCGAGGATAACCCAAAAATTATTCAGAGAAAACATTTTACCATTTGGACTGGTATTGAACCTGATAATCTCGCAACAAGAAAAGATGAGGTTATTGAAAAGGTACAAGAAGTACAGAACTCAATGCCAAACAAACTAATATTGAAGAAGTTACCTTCAGATACTATGACTATGAATCAGATTAAAAATCAAATTCGTAAGATGGTTGCTGATGGTACTAAGATTGATATGGTTACTTTGGATTACATTGACTGTGTTGTTCCTGACAATCTTAGAAATGATGAGTGGAAGGCTGAAGGTTCGGTTATGAGACACTTTGAGGCAATGTGTCACGAAATGAATATTGCTGGTTGGACCGCAACTCAAGGTAACCGTTCATCAATATCTTCTGAAGTTGTAACTACAGACCAAATGGGTGGGTCAATCAAGAAGGCACAAGTAGGTCACGTGATTATATCAGTTGCGAAGACATTACAACAAAAAGAAATGAAATTAGCAACAATTGCAATCACAAAGTCAAGAATTGGTTCTGACGGTATTGTGTTTGAAAATTGTAAGTTCGATAATGAATTGATTATTATTGACACTGAGTCTTCAACAACATTCTTAGGATTTGAAGAACAACAAGAAGAAAAGAGAAAAGACAGAGTTAAAGAACTCTTGGACAAGAGAAAACAAAGAGAACAACAAAAACAAGCTTAATTTAAATTATGGAAAAGATATTAATAGAAAACCCTAACAGATTTGTTATTTTCCCAATTCAGTATAATGATATTTGGGAGTATTACAAACAACACCAAGCAGCTTTTTGGACTGCTGAGGAAGTTGACTTGTCAAACGATATACGAGATTGGGAGAACCTTTCAGAGAATGAACAATACTTTATTAAAAATATTTTATCGTTCTTTGCGGCTTCTGATGGAATCGTAAATGAAAACTTGGCGGAAAACTTTATTAAAGAAGTTCAGTACCCTGAAGCAAAATTCTTTTACGGTTTTCAAATTATGATGGAGAACATTCACTCCTTAATGTATTCATTATTGATTGATACATACGTATCAAGTCCTGATGAAAAAGATGAGTGTTTCAACGCTATTGATAGATTACCTGCAGTTCAGAAAAAGGCTAATTGGGCGTTGAATTGGATTAAAAATGCTTCTTTCCAAGAAAGACTTGTTGCGTTTGCGGCGGTTGAAGGTATTTTCTTTTCAGGTTCATTTTGTTCTATTTTTTGGTTGAAATCAAGAGGTATTATGCAAGGTTTATGTAATGCAAATGCTTTGATTTTTAAAGACGAAAACCTACATTGTGATTTCGCAATTCACTTGTTGAATAATCACGTAGAAAACAAACC